TAATCCACGTTGTATCAGAATACACGTGTAATTCTATACGGCCTGTTGGTGATGGAGTTGCAATTTGATCATATGTATCGATGCCTGATAATGTAAATAATCTTTGTTGTAAATCAGGAATTCTTTCCGCAGATACTGATTTATTTGCAGATGTTATAACATTGATATTTTTATATTGATTTAACATATTTATAATTCCCTATTCCATGTATCGACATTTTTCGATGCATCAGTTACTACAAAATAACTTTGTTCTCCTAATAACGTATGCCCGCCAATATTTTCTGTTAAATATGTTATATTAAATCGATCGCCAGCATCAAACTGTTCATTGAGTAATGTAAAATCTATATGTAGATTCTGAACTTCCCCAGTTTCGATTCTACCCCAGTAGTTTGAAGACTTTTGTGCTTTATATTGAGAATATAACACATTCAATGCATTAGTTTTAGTTTCTATTACTCTGATAAATGATTTCATTTCTAGTTTCTCGAAAGGTCCTAAACTTGTACTAAATCTTTTACCGCGGCCGACACTCTCATCATAATATCTATTCCATCTCAATCCACTATCAAGTAAAATATGAAATACATCATCTAGTATAGTAATTTGTTCTGCAGTTAAATCCCTACCATTCCAAGAACGTCCAAATTTATCTGCAGTAGCTTTATTAAACGGATACCGAGCGTTATAATTATTAAAATGTTCACACGCTTTTTTTATAACCTGCTGAGCCGGAGCAATTAAATTTGAAGCAGCCACGCGGATTTCATCTGAATTATCTCCATTCGATGCCCACCATATACCTCCTTCTCTACCATCGCCATAATGCCTATTATTTAAAGTGTCATATGTTTCTACACCACTTTTACCAACCGACCAATATATATAACCACCACGTCCACCAATATAATTACCAAAATATTCTCCATCTCTATATTTAGGAGTTGAATGCGCAATTTTAATGCGGAATCTCAAATCTTTCCCGCTATCTTTAATTTGTTTAGTTACTGTATAGAAATTAACATCTTGTTGCGCTACGCCTTCGACTACTTCATCAAAATCCGTACCAATAAATCGGCCGGTGCCACGCGCACTTGCAGTAAGATCAACATCTTGATTTGGTTTATATCTAGCGTATATAGGATCATTTTCTTGCAATGAAATTTCTTCAAACTCAGTATTTAACGATTCTAGAGATTCAGTATCATCTTCTATATCAATACTAACAGGAAATTTAAAATATTCAAAATTTGTTTTTAAAACATTAACAACAGATTCAACTGTATATAACTTTCGTACCGGCTCTACTATAAGAATTGGATTATCATTTACCCCATCATTAAATATGATATTACCAGCTTCATCTCTAGGATGAATTCTGGTATTATCGGACATATATGTTAATCCGTTTTGCACATAGTTATTAAGAGCTTTTATTTGAGATCTCGGTGTAAGACTATTGCTTGTAATTCGTCTATAATTAGTATCGCCCATAAATGTTATCTAGCTACTTTAAAATATATTTGATCTGTAATATAATGTTCTTCTATACCGTTAACGACTTTAAGTTCTAAACGATAATTACGTTCTGGCATAAATCCGTTAAAATCTAAGTAAATAAAATTACTAGTAGAATCACAACTTACTTTAGTATAAATATCGTCATATGGAATTATGACTTCATCAGTAACAGCGTCTAAAACAGTATAATATGTTGTAGTAGGAAGATATTTTACATTTTGTATTGGAAATAGATTGGTAGCAGATTTTTGCGGAAATTTATCACGACCATATATTCTAATTTTTGTAATTTCATTATCTTTATATGTAGGTTTTACCTTAGTATATACCGTATATGAATCTGTATTTATTTGGGTCATAGATCCTGTTGTAAACGTTCTATTATCCCAGTACATTATTAATTTAGGAACATATATAGTATGTGTATCTTTACTAAAAATCCATAATTTGGTATTAACTGTCCATTACTACCACTTAACCATAATTTTACCGCATCAGTTACATCTAGATTAATATCAGTAGTTTGATATGAAAATGATTGCGATAATGATAAGCCAGCAGATGAACTAATAGGGTTACTTTGATATAGCCAAGACCCACCTAACCCAGAACCAGATACATATAATCCAGTAGTTCCAACTTGTATATTTTGGCTACTAGATATCCAAGTACTCCCACTTATAGGATAGTTCCAACAAATTCCATTAGTAACACCATCAAATTGATATCCAATACCAGGAGTCCAGTCCTGTGCTAATATTTTTGTTTCAATTGAATATTCTGCTGGAATTTCTTTTGCTTCAACTGTATATAATTGCATAACAAATTTACAATCATTAACAGTTTTACCATACTTTGATAAAGACGCAGAAATTTCAGTCATGTTAAATTTAACAACCGATCTAGATTTTTCTAAATTACTACCATCGGTGCCTAAACGTTTGCCTATATCTAATATTTCGTCAATTCCAGTATTATAAGTTGGTATCGATTCATATAATGCAGCATCACTTTCAGCATAAAATAATTTAAACATAATTTCCTTAATAATTAATTACGCGGCCGCGTATATCTTGATTTGGGTATTTAATTTCAAATATACTAGGATCTAGTGATGGATATATGATTCCATTTTTAGTAGCCGGAGCAAAGTCATATACATTTCCAGAATACCCTAGGTCGGAGTCATATAAATTTAAAAGTTGTACTCCTTTAACCGACTGCACTCCTTTAACATTTCCTAATGTATTCATAATGTCAGATAAAACAATTGGTTGATTGATTTGCCATTTATCAATATCAAACATACGTTTAAGCGATTCGACACATTTTAATAAAACTTCGTTACTGTTATAATTTGATAATGCAGATACTTCAAAATCGATACCAAAATTAATAACATATGCATCTTTAATATTTATAGCATCTGTTAATATTCTATAATAATCTAAATACGTTTTTAAATTAGTTTTTATAGCCTCATTCAATGCAGTTAATTGTTTATCAGCATTATATCCTAACACATACATATTCATTGCTAATGGATTAGCAATACGCTCTAATGATTTTTGAGATATTTGATCATCTGGCACTATATATGCTTTTGCAACACTACCAAATTTTGGTGGCATAGAATATGTTCGTATTATATAATCTTCTTTAGTTACTAAACGATTTTGTGTAGCAAAATTTGCCATTGCATTATTTTTAATTTCTTGTATAGTATCTGAAGTTTTAGCTCCAATTGCCGGTAATTCATTATTAACAGCCAACGATTGTTTAACTAAACTTACTATACCAGATGTTAAAGTTGCATTAATATTTTCTGAATATTCGACAAAATCGATATCTCGTATTGTATTACTTGCAACATTATCAGACAATCCATTACCTACCGTATATGTAATTGTTAATGTAGTATTTGCTGGTGCCTGACCATATGTTCTAGTATATAAAAAATTTGCAGGGTCTATATCTAAATCAATTGATTTACGGAATCCAGATAATCCATTTCCAACATTGTCTGCATTTGGTATAACTTCTTCATCATTATTACTAGATATACCAGCTCCAAATTGAATTTCGGTTTTATTATCGCTACGTAATTTAGTTATAAATCGTTTCGATGTTTTTCTTAGTTTTAATAAACTAGGTGCACTAGATCTATATTTAACTAAATCAGGATCATTTTCTATTAAATTAGGTATTTCTTCGAATACGGTATCTTGTGCTAAATATGGAACTTGATACCAAGCATCGCCATCTGACTCAGTTACCGATAATATTTCAATAATATTTGTATCTGGTAATAATACCTTATCATATGGCAGTGGACTTGAAAATGCAAAAGTAGCAGTTTTTACAGTACCACTTATTGCATTTACAGATTTTTTTAAAAGATAATATGTTGGTTGTTTTGTAGCGTCGTCTACTTCATATATAGTAACATCAGTAGGACTTAGAGATGAAGAAAATTTAAAGTCAACTGTATCTAAAGTTCTAAACATCGCGTTATTAGTTCGAGATTTTACTCGCATACCTGGTTTAATTGTTAATGAATAATTAAAATCAGGTCGTACATTCACCCCAGATCCAATTGCTGGTACGATATGATATAAATCTAATTTTACGTATGACGGTACTGCTGCACGTGCATTATAGCCTAATGATCTAGCTAGATCAAAAACATTTCCTCGTTCGGTAGCTTGATCTAATAATGATTCCTTTAAATTTGTATCTGCATAAAATGATAATACATCACCAACATATGATGCCATTTCTATAAATAGCATACCAGGTGACGCTTCATCAAAATCAGTATATGTATTAGGAAAATATTGTTTCG